AAAAGGGCCCCCCGGGGTGTGTGCCAACACATCCTTCACTCTACGAAAGGAGATGAGATGTTCCCGCTGACGGAAGACCTGGTGCCAAAGTGGAGGTACAATGAACTACAGTACCAGTACACTGGGCGCTCAGGTTCGACGTTTCTGTCGAGTTCCCCTTCGGGGGTTCCCTATCGTCAGATGGTTCTATCTCATGGTCATCCTGTCAATCTTCTTGGCAGGACAAACCTGGACATTGGTGGAGCCTTCGAGAGCCGTAAGGCTATCGTCGAAGGTGGGAGTAATTACGACCTCTACCGCGACATGGGTAGTGGTCTTATCTTCTCCTTCAACGGCCGCGTGTTCGCTAGCGGACAAGCGGTTGCTGCGCTCCAGGCAACTAAGAGAGCTTCGTCGACAGACGAGCGATCTTACCTTGAATCGAAGCTGCCGCCGGTCAGTACAACAGAAATGTTGGCTGCCGGTGCGACTGCGATTTCAAGGGTTGCCCCTACCAATCCCTTGGTTGATCTATCCACATCACTTGCTGAATTGTACCGGGAGGGATTACCATCCCTACCTGGTCAATCCGGCAACGCTGGAGGCGAATATCTGAACTTTCAGTTCGGAATCGCGCCAATAGCTAGCGACATCGCGGATCTCCGCAAAGTCGCCTCGCAGACTGAGGCCTTGTTGGCTCAGTATGCGAAGGATAGTGGAAAGCTCGTTCGGCGACGTTATAGTTTCCCGAAAGAAGTAGTCACTACTTCGATCGTGAACAATTTCGCCGGTCCGAACGTGCTCGGGAATGTTGGTCCTTCCAGCAACCTGGCTCAACCTGGTACGTTGTCCCAAACCACAACTACTACAAAACAGTTGTGGTTCTCTGGCGCGTTCACCTATTATCTACCTGATGACGGGTTTGCGCGCAAGATGGCCGAACTAGACAAGCTTTATGGTCTAGTTCCTGGAGTTGATACTTTATATCAACTGACACCGTGGTCCTGGCTGGTTGACTATTTTGCCAATCTTGGCGATGTTATTGAGAATCTCAATAGCTTCGCTGCGAACGGTCTAGTCATGCCATTTGCATACATCATGGCTGAAAAGCGCATGGTGGTGCAGTCCACACTTAAGTTTAGAGTGTGGGATGGTTCCGGTTTCAGGGACTCAACAGTCTCGGATCGGGTAGAATACGTCTCCAAGAGACGTATCCCAGCTACTCCTTACGGTTTCGGCCTCTCTGCTGGTTCTTTAACGAACAAGCAATGGTCGATTCTGGCTGCCCTCGGTTTAGCCCGAAGGTAACTTGACAGGCTCGCCGTGAGGCGCCCGTCCACGATGTTGGTCAACCGACCAGCATCTGACTGTGACATCTTCAATGTTGTCACAACCACCCAGAGAAAGACACGTCCATGTTTGCAGATCCCACTTCCGTCACCATCAACGCCGTCGCAAAGTCCCTCTCACGGACTACGCTTGACGGCCGCACTGGTACCTTCGAGCTCGCGAGCGATGGCCTTATTCTCAAGGTCTCGCACGTGATCAAGAAGCGTGCTAGTCGTATGGTGCGCCTCGACCGGACCGTATTGCGCGCTGATCCCCTTACGGGTCTCAACGTGCCGGTCACCGACAACATCTGGATCGTCTACAATGCACCAGTTGGCACGACTGTTCCGCTTGCGGAGCAGAAGTACATGCTGAATGCACTTGCAGATTTCATCAAGGTTGCTGGTAATCAGGATAAGTTCCTGAATGGCGAGGCGTAGGAGGCCGGCTTATAAACAAGCCGGCTCAGAAGCATCGGGATCACATGGCGGCGTCACCCAACCCCTGAAAGGGGCGGATGATATGAAAGGCCGAAGTGAGCTCTGGCGTGCTGTCCACAATGATCTTGTGGACAAATGCGCAGCCACAGCACCCCAATCTGCGGTAGTAGGCAGGTTGAACCTGTCCAACTTCCGCAGTGCCATCGACGACATTCCTGTTGTCGATCGGCGAGTGAACACGGAAGGTGAAGAGTTCTTCTCTATCACACTTCCCAACTTCGGAAAAGAGTTCTTGCGAGCTCTTGACCGTGGTTGCATTCTTGAGACCGACTTTGTCGGTTGGTCGAAGCAAAAGTGGAGCAATCCACTTCGCGACGATCAGCCAATGATTGGCGGTCCAGCGTTCCTGAATTGGGCGCTGAGAGTGGTGTTCGCTGGACGTCACGTCTGCTCAGCAGCACCTGATCGTCAACATCCCTGTACAGTTGGTGGGGCCGGTATGCGTCGAGCTTATAGCTCGCAATACTGGACTCCACCCGACTGGATGGGGTATGATGATGACTGGGCGGCAGAGTCTGTTCACGCCATTCTCCAACTTTCGGGTCTATACTCGAAGGAGAAGCGTCTAGCTTCAACTGCTAGAAACGCTAAGGCGCTGAACAGCTACGTGACGACGGATCTGGAACTAGAGTCTCATCTTCAAGGGGAGAACTTCCCCTCTCTCTTTCACATGACAAATGTGAAGAAGGTGATGACTCTAGCTTTTGCTGGAGCACTTTCCAAAACAGACCGTGAGGTCTATGATGGAACGCTTCTTCCGAAGCACGGACCAGGTGCCACTGCCGATAAACTTGTCGGCAACGAAAAGTGGCTCCTGTCGGAATGGACAGACCGGCTGGAAAGTATCTTCCCTGTTGGGGAGTACCTTCATGCCAATGATCTGATCTACCGAGACTCCGAGGAGTCGATCGTGTTCCGAGCCCCAGAGGACGAACGACCCGTAAAGGTCATTCTTGTCCCTAAGACGCAGGCAACACCACGAGTCATAGCAATTGAACCGACTTGCATGCAGTTTGTGCAGCAGGCGTTCATGCGCAGTCTCGTTCTTGGCCTAGAAAGTTCAGCGACCTCGAAAGAGTTCGTTGGATTTACTGACCAGGAGCCGAACCAACGCCTTGCGGCGTTGGGTTCATGCGGTGATGGCTTAGCAACACTAGATCTTAGTGAAGCTAGCGATCGAGTTGCCAACTGGCTTGTTGAAGAACTGTTTGCCGATTTTCCTCATTTTCTTGAGGGAATCCAAGCTTGCAGGTCGACTCGAGCCAGCCTACCTGACGGGAGTGTTATACACCTCGTCAAGTTTGCGTCGATGGGTTCAGCTCTGACATTCCCAATCGAGGCGATGGTCTTCACGGCCATTTGCCTTGAGAGCGTGCTCAGAGTGAGATCCCTTCCCCTCAATGCGAAGTCTTTACGTTCGCTAAGAGGAATGGTGCGAGTCTACGGGGATGACATTATTGTCCCTGTAGATTGTGCTGAACAAGTCGCCGATGATCTTGAGACCTTCGGGTTCAAGGTCAATCGGCACAAGTCTTTCTGGACTGGAGAGTTCAGAGAGTCTTGTGGCAAGGAGTACTGGAGGGGCCGAGACGTGTCTCACGTCAAGGTCCGGACAGAATTCCCTGCAGACTTGCGTTCCGCAACTGAAGTGGTATCCACGTCTAGCACCCGCAACCAGCTTTTCGAAGCTGGTTTTGTGGATGCTGTGGACTTCTTCGATGAGATTCTCCTTTCTGTCACACAAGGAAGATATCCCATCGTCGAAGCAACATCACCTCTCGTTGGGCGCCTGTCTCTCGACCGTCCCTCAGGGGATGGTTGGGATTCAGACTTGCACGTACCTATTGCTTCAGGGTATGTGCCGGTTGCGAAAAGCCCAGTTAACAAACTGGACGGACCGCGCGCTTTGCTCAAGTACTTCCTCTCACCATCTGATGAGGCGGATCACTTGACTCGGAGCGGACGTCCACGAGTCGTTCGCATGAAACTCGTGAAGGCCCCGGTCTGGTGATTTAATCACCGCCGGGTGACGCCGCGTGGAAGCGGCGTCAGGAGGGGTAAGTGCTCCCCTCTCCATCAGGCGAAGACGTCTACCATGAC